CAAGACTTAGAGTGTTATAATCTGCATTGCGGCGCTGGGTGTCAGCAAACTGAATGTGCTTAATTTTCTTCAAGTCTTCATGTGCATTCTGCCATGCAAGTTTACAGAATTCGTTATCTGTAGAACCCGTCAATAGAACGGCATCACGGTCTGCAAAGTCTTGGAAGAGTTTATCGTATGCAACGATTTCGGTTGGGCAAACGAATGTAAAGTCTTTAGGGTAGAAGACAATGACTTTCCATTTGCCTTCAAAAGATTTTTCTGTAATGTCAAAGAATTTATCGCTTCCTGGATTAATACCAGTTACGACAAAAGATTCAATTTTATCACCTACTGTTTTCATCTCACGCTCCTTAAAAATATTAGGGGAAGTACTAATGTACTTTATATGTATACATAGATTTATACAAAACCCCTCAAGTTATTCATATTAATTTTCTATCTAGTCGATAGATACAACTTTTGGAAGATAAGGATCAGTTTTATCTTCACCACGCTCATATCCAACATAACCTCTTGGATTACAGACGATGCGAGTATTGCCAACCATGTAGTCAAACTCATGGTGAGTGTGACCATGTGTCCACAATTTGATTTGTGGGCGGTCAAGAATAAACTCACTTAGATCGGAACTGTAACCACCGTTCATCAATGTGTCATTCTCATACATTGGCTTGGTCGAAAGTTTGCTAGGCGAATGATGACCAACGACAACATACTTTGCAGTAGGATCGTTTTCAATCACCACTCGGATATAGTCAAGCATTTTCTTGTGATCCTCAACCGCATCTTCAGGACAGAATCTTGCAACTCTCTCATGAAACTTGCCTTCATCATCTTTGAAATTGACCACACGATTGCTATTGCGAACAATGCGAAAGTCATTCATTCTACTCTTAATATGATACAGAGTGAGTGAATCTTCTTTGTTCATATCTGTCCAAAGAGTACCACCAATGAATGTCACATCATCGATTTTCACACATGATTTATCAAGAAAAACAATTCCTCTTTCAGCACATGCTTCACCTAACAGTTTGTGTGATTCTGCAAAGTCACCATTGTAATGTTCATGGTTACCCATGACATAGATGACATGCTTGTACTCTTTCTTGCAGTTATCAAGAAAGTCTAGAAAGCGATCCGTTTTGTGTGTGCCATACAAATCTGATGCAACCATAATGTCGCCAGATAGAATAAGCACATCTGCACCTTCGGGATTGACTGGATACCAGTCACCGAATTCAAGATGAATGTCGCTAGTGATTGCAATTTTCATGATTAACTCCATTTACTACAGTTGGTACGGATGGCGGGACTCGAACCCGCAGGACTCAGATTTTAAGTCTGATATGTATACCGATTCCATCACATCCGCAAAATTACATTATACTAAAATTTGCTCTGAATGTCAATGAACCAGTCGCAAGAGGTGGAAAAAGTTTTCATGGTATAACAACCTAGAAAGTCTCCTGTGTATATAAGCAATGCCGTGAAAATCATCATGGCAAATATGATTGCCCAATCTTTTATTTTTTTCATATCACTATCCTTATGGCGGAGAGTATAGGATTCGAACCTATGCGCCTCTTTCGAAACGACGGATTAGCAATCCGCTACATTACCACTCTGTCAACTCTCCATGATTGGAGCGGCTAGCGAGAATCGAACTCGCATCCGAACCTTGGCAAGGTCCCGTTCTACCATTTAACTATAGCCGCATGTTTGGCGGAAGCGGTGAGATTCGAACTCACGGTGCCTTTCGACACGACAGTTTTCAAGACTGTTGCAATAAACCGGGCTCTGCCACGCTTCCTTATTTGGTGCCTCAGGCGGGAGTCGAACCCGCAAAATCCAGTTTCTAAGACTGACATGTATACCAATTCCATCACCGAGGCTTGGTGCCGAATGGTGGGTTCGAACCACCGACTTACGCCTTATCAAGACGCCACTCTACCGCTGAGTTAATCCGGCAAAACTTTATTGTACATTACCACGAATCCACTTCCAGTATTCTTCTATTGACATATGATTCTCCTTTGTTGTTTGGTGCCACCTGTTGGAATCGAACCAACTTCCTCGGCTCTTCAGACCGGTGCAATGACCACACTTGCTCAAGTGGCTTTGGTGCGCCTAGTAGGATTCGAACCTACGATCCATCGATTATGAGTCGATTGCCTTGACCGCTTGGCTATGGGCGCATGGTACCCGGTGACGGGATTGAACCGCCGACATTCGCCTTGTAAGGGCGCTACTCTACCGCTGAGTTAACCGGGCAAAATGGGGTAACCTATGAGGATCGAACTCATACTATCTCGGTCACAACGAGAGGTGCAGACCACTACACTAAGGTCACCATTGTTGGCTACGGCGGAGGGATTCGAACCCCCAACATACAGTTTTGGAGACTGTCGTTCTGCCAGTTGGAACTACGCCGTATCGTTTTTGGCTGGGGCACAAGGATTCGAACCTCGGAATGCCGGAATCAAAATCCGGTGCCTTACCGCTTGGCGATACCCCAATGTTATGCGGCTACTGCGTACTTGAATCTGTCTGCCGCATGTGTCGCCGCCCATGCATGTGGCTTCACTAAAGGAATCACATTGCATGTACCACGAATGTAGCCTATTGCTTCGTTGATCACACATGAAGAACCATGCATTTCATTTGGATTGATATCTAAATGAACTTCAACATGACGCCCTTCTAGTACATCTGCAAGTTTCAAATACATTTCACTTGCTTTGTACACTTCATTCATTAGTCTGAATCTTGGTCGATCAATCTTTTGGTCGTAATCTCTTTCACGATCTACTTGACCAAAGAGTTTGCATCCATTGTTGCCGTTGATATGCACTACGATTGCAGTAATGTAATCAGCATACCACACTTCACCTAAGCGGAATCGTTCTGAATCGCAACCTAGGTAAATCTTTGTTTCTGCCGACTGTCTTGCAATGTATTCTCTTACTTCTTCTAGGTTCAATTTTCTCACGATCCACTCCTTTCGTATATTTAATGGAGCGGGTAGTGGGTATCGAACCCATCTACTTCAGTTTGGAAGACTGACATGTATCCATAAACACCTTACCCGCAATACTCTATAAACTCTTCGTACATTTTGTCGCCAAGTTTGTTGGCTTCGATTTCCCATGGATGATCTTCATAAGGTACAACATCCGAGTTGACCTTGCGTGACTTCCATTTGGTTAATTCTTCGTTGATTTCATTTCTGACAAACTGACGAACATGAACCATCTCATGCGCCATTGTTTGAATTTGAGTGTTTTGATCATCTTCTTTGGCAATTTCCATGATGAAATAGCGTGGTTCTCCGACCACATTATAGTCATCGACATATACTGCCCCATAATCACTACTGTTTGATACAAACTTCACACGGATATGCAAATTGGCAATCATCTGTGGAGAGAACAATCTCTCGGCAAAAAAATTCAAAGCCTTTTTCTGTTTCGATTTTATTCGTGAACCATAGAGATTTAGCATATCAACCTCCTTTCATCACATATTTATCCATTACAATATTTCTGGTCGGAGATGCAGGATTCGAACCTGCGACCCTCTGCTCCCAAAGCAGATGCGCTACCAGACTGCGCTAATCTCCGAAATTGGTGCCCTTGGTCTGAATCGAACAGACAGTCACGGATTACAAAACCGTTGGTTTACCACTAACCGACAAGGGCAATGTTACTCATTTGCTTTTCGACCATCTCAACATACTGGTCTTTTACTTTCTCGCCATTGTTCTTGTATAAGTCACAAGCACAATAGGCACAATTCTTACCGACAACCAAATAATTCAGTACAATGTGTTTATAATTCTGATTCATGCTTTCGTACTTAAAAAACTCAGTTACATCAACACCGTTCTTCCAAAGCAAATCAATTGAATTGAACACTAACGACCTTTGGTCGAAATGCTTCAAACCGTTCACTTGCAAAAACTCCATGTACTTTTCAGGATTCAATCGTATCAGACTATACAGTATGCTATAAACTGTTCCTAATTTATGCGACAACTCTCTTGAAATAAACAAGTCTGCAACATCGCTAACTAAACCATATTTTGATACATCGTTAATTGCACCTTTGTCCCAAAGAAAGTTCCAGTCATTTCGAATCATGTAGTCTAGCAAGTCTCTAAGTCTACTAGGTTCTCCATCATTTGTCAAGTATGAATACCTACCACATTTGTAATCTAGCATGTAATACGACTGAGCATTTTCCTCATCATATAACACATAGTCTAGCACATCTACCGATGAAAACTCAAAGATGGTAGAGTTTAAAACAATTGTTCCTTCTTTGACACCACATGTGCCAATGAAGTCTGGAAAGAATGGCTGATACTTCTCTTGAAAAATGCCAGTCTTACCTTTGAAACATTTTTTTGCTACTTGATATCCTAAATAAAAGATATCAGTCTTTTCTAAAATCTCATATCTGAGATCATCGAATTCTAGCATTGTGTGATAACGATATGGAACACCAACGCCTTTGTAGTAACACTTGTTACCTTTTGAAACTCTGCCATTAATGTGTTGAATATCATCATCAATACTCAACTCATTTATCTGCACACCTAACGAATCATAAATCGGAACTATAGTCATATGTTATCCTTTTGGTGGTGATGGCAGGAGTCGAGCCTGCAACCTCTGCCGTATGAAGGCATTGCACTACCATTGTGCTACATCACCTATACTTAGCCATTAGTGAGAGTACTGCCATATCCGTTTAATGCCTTTAGATAAAACGGCATCTCTTACCTTAGTAACCATCTATCGAGGCTGACTAATTCCTCATCTAGGCGATGGCGGTAGAGAGCGGTATTCCCTCGGCAGTCAGGTCGCTAGTCAAGCACCTCGCTTTCGGACTCTCACTAATGGCTCCAGAGGTAGGGATCGAACCTACGACACACGGATTAACAGTCCGCTGATCTACCGCTGATCTACTCTGGAACAGGTGCTTCCTCTCTGCGGCGGTAATTATAGTCTATGTGGTCTTTGCTTTCGCTATACATAAACCTTCCACCCGCTCCTCGACCAGAGAGGATTGTCGCATTGCCAGCGCCGGTTCGGTTTGACCTGCCCTTGTGAGGCAATCTCATTTTCCATGAGATGGAACCACCCATGAGTAACGAACTCATTTCTCCTTCCTGCGGGTCACAGTAGCCAAGCGTTACCTCGGCGGGGTCGGTAGCAGAGGCAGGATTCGAACCTGCGATTCTCGGCTTATGAGACCAAGCGGATAGACCTCTTCCATACTCTGCGAAACTTGGCGGTCTCAACGGGAATCGAACCCGTCCCTGCGCCGTGACAGGGCGCTATACTAACCGATATACTATGAGACCAATATTTAGTATTGTACAACAAAAAACTTGATTTGTCAAGTGGTAGGGGCACGGAGAATCGAACTCCGGTTAATAGGTTAAAAGCCTACTACTTTGCCACTAAGTTATACCCCCACAAAATCTGGCACCACCTGAAGGAATCAAACCCTCAACTCAAGGTCCGTAGCCTAGCGTGATATTCATTTCACTAAGGTGGTATAAAACTGGAGTGAGGAGTGGGATTCGAACCCACGATACAAGAGTTTTGCAGGCTCCGCCATTTGACCGCTCTGGCATCCTCACATGAATGGTGGAGAGTATCGGGTTCGAACCGATGACCTCCTGCTTGCAAAGCAGGCATTCTCCCAACTGAACTAACTCCCCATATTGAAGCACACCGACAGTATCGAAACTGCCCACACCGCCGAAAGACGATGCTAGGTCCACTCCCAAGGCCGGCGCCGTCTAGCCTTAGTGTGCTTCAATATGGTGGGTGGTGATGGTAACGCTCCACGAGGCAACTTCCGATCTTATTATGCCGACGGTTTTACAGACCGCTGACCGGGGCACCACCCATAAACTTCCATTTGAAATGCTGACTGCACTATTTGCTATACCTCATATGCTTTATCTAGAATTACATCTTATCGGTATAGTTACTCAGGCGTTGCACCGCCCATGGCTTACAATCAGCATATCAAATGGTGCCCACCGGGCACCGAAACTTTTACAATTTATCAGCAATCTCAACTTCGAAACACAATCGATTCGAAATTGTTCTTGCCACTTGAATCCAAAACAAACTTCTTTCAGATTCTAATTTATCGAAAACAAACTTTACGATTTTGACATTATCAAAGTCGCACTCTTTTTGAATCAACTCAACAGTCTTATCAACTTTCATTTGTTTCCTCTCAAAATTAAGTGGTACACCGTAGGGGAATCGAACCCCTCTTACCGCCGTGAAAGGGCGGTGTCCTAACCGATAGACGAACGGTGCATGGCCTGCCCGGCAGGAATCGAACCTGCGACCCATTGCTTAGAAGGCAATTGTTCTATCCTCTGAACTACGGGCAGAAAAGACTTTCCAGATTGTTAAAGAGCGATTTCTCAACCAACAAAAGAGAGTATACTCTACATCTCATCGGTTGTCAACACCTAGTGTTGTTTTCCTACGACACACAAACAAAAACCCCCAACTTTTTTAGGGTTGGGGGTCTTTGGTATTAGTGAGTACTTACTAACTTATCCATTGACCCCCATTCGATCCTCATTGCATAGAATGGCAGGTGTGCGTGACCATGCAAATGGCATTGCACTCTTTCCTGTTCTATACTGGAGGTGGGTTATGGATAACATTGAAAATACTTCCTTTTGAAAAAATTTATTTATCATCTTCTATATATGCAAACTTCACTCTGAATTCTTCATTTTGATATAATTTTTGTTTAAAAATCCTAACAAAAATAGTGCCGCTAACCATTCAAAGAATCCAAATGCAATTGTAAGACCAAACAATGTATTAAGTGACCAGATAAAAATAAATGGTGCTACAAGAATTGCTATGATTGCTACGATTAAAAGGGTGATTAAAACACCGCCGCCTAAATTTTCTTTCATTTAAAAAACTCCTCATCATCGAAATTATCTTCGTCAAAGTCTTCCGGATTGAAATTCTTCAACTTCTGTTTTGCCTTTAGTCGATCTTTCTTATTCTCTTTGGGTTGCTTCTTAGGCTTGCCAACCTCTTCTTCTTCATAGAACTCACGAAAACTCTTGTACTTTTTATCCGTCTTAGACATGTTAGTTTACTCTTTCTCCTACAAACAGAGATGGAATTGCCTCCTCTACAACTTTTCGTGTGATGCCTTTGTATTTTAGTTTCTTGTCCTTGATCATCAATACAAGTTTCGCTTCTTCTGGAGATACAGTTTCAAGCATTTGAATAAACATCTGCTCTTTCTTTGCTCTAGTCAAATTGTTTGGTATGCTCTTTACGAAATACTTAAACTTCTTGATCTCTTTAGGTAGTCTATTATAGCCCCAATTTTCTGGCATGTCAAGTGGTTTGTATGGGGGATCGCCTGCTGGTAGATCAATCTCTACATCAACACGAAACACCAATTCAAACACATCCCGAAAGCCAGGAACAACTTTTGTCAATTGACGAATTGCATCAACCTTTTTACTTGCCGGTAATTCCTCAATGTGCTTGAGTAGTTCCGGGAAAGTCATTTTGCTAACATCCATGGTTAAAATTCCTGTATATGTTCCATCAATAGTTTCATACGATTCTTGATGAAATAGTTAAGTATCTTATCTTTGCCTTTCACTTCTCCAGGCACACGATAAGCGTCTAAAATTCGACTGGAAAACTCTTCAGGTACTTTAGACAAGTCAATCAGACTTTCATTTCGCTTGTAGTTTTTCAGCATTGTTGCATCACAAAATTCTTCAGGATTCTGTGTTACCCATATATTTAGTTTTTTCTCAATTACAGGCTTCTGGCGAGATTCGGCTACGAATGTATCATCGCTAGAAAGAATGTTAGGAATGCCATCACCTCGGTCGCCTTTGATGATATGCTCTCTCAGAAATCGTACAGGATTCGCTTCTTTGAGAAACTTCTTGGCAATCGGACTATACTGTTCAACATTGGCAAACTTCTGTAACTGCATGAAGTCTTTGTCACTTGAAAGAATCAGAATCTTTTCAGTAGATTCATTCTTCAACTCTACGCCATATTCGTGACATAGTGTGCCAATTACATCATCGGCTTCAGTCTTGTCAATCTGAATCACTTTGTATGGAAAGTTTTCACGAATCTCATCACGGACTTTGTTCAGAGTTTCGAAAATCAAATTCCAATCGTATGGTGATTCTTCTCTAGTCTTCTTACGACTTGCTTTGTAGTATGGAAAGAGATCACGGCGCCAATACTTTTTGTCATCGGCACAGATTACCATCTCACCATACTGGTCTTTGAACTTCACATTGTACATGCGAATGCTATTCAGCACCATGTGGCGAATCATGTTCTCATTGATGCCATCTGCTTTCAAGCCAGGTTGCATCATGAGATTAGAAATCATCACTTGGTTCAGGTCAACTAAAATCATTATTCTTCCTAATTTGTCACTCTAACAATAATTGTATCAGAATTCATCCTACCTGTCAAGTTTGTTTCCTTGGTAGTCAAGTCTGGTAGAATCTTCTTAATCTGAACTTTGCCAGCACTCAGCACATTCGGCAAAACAATCTCAGGCTTTCTCAATCGTTTGCCAATGGATGTTTGCTCATTGAAATTCTGTAGTGTGCTACCTTTGACTGTAATGCCTTTTGCATTGTCGGCATTGTAGACACCAAGTAACTTCGTTTTGGTATTGTATGTCCACACTTGTAAAGCACCAACAATCTTTTCTGGTGCAATGCTGACAAGATTCAACTCAGGAAACTCTTTCATGTAATTCATCTTTGCGACAACAAGCACCGCTGGCTTTTCTTTCACTCTGCGCTTTTTGCGAGTAGGCTTGTTTGCAACTGCACCAGCATTGGCGGCAACGACAATTGAATCAAGAAACTCTTTGAACTTACGCAACTCTACTTTTGAAAAGTTTGAGTAACCTTCTTTCAACTGAGGATCATCGGTGACCATTACTTCTTCAATCTCTTTTGCTCTCTCAACAAACACATCGCAAATTCGATTCATGACAACTGAAGATAAACTACGAGATTTGAAATACGAACTCATGTCGATGTTTTTCTTGCAACCAGACATAATGAAATCATCAATCATACCTTCAATCTCGCCTGCTTCTTCACTTGCTTTCTCACGAATGCGGTCTTGAATGCTTACCTTTGGTGTAGTATCTTCTACAGGCAAAGGATCATTCTTCAGACTGTTGTTAGCCATAGTCAAAAGAGTGTCATAGAACTCTTTGAATCTTTCGATTGTTTTTTGTGAGGGTTTGAAGCCGAGAGTAAACATTCGTGCAAGCCATCCAAACTGTACAATGTACTTTGAATCTGGCAATGAACGAAATGCCGCAATGACTTCTTTGGATTTGTTTGTTGCTTTGAGATAGTCGAGTACAAATTCTTTTGCGTCTTTCTTGTCGCAAGAGTAATTGTAAAAATTGAAAGCGCCCATAATCTCGCTTTGCTCATTGTACTCTTCTTTGTTGATCCAATTTGGTTCAGTACCTAAATCAGATTTGATCTTTCTCATAATATAAATGTTCTCCAGTGGTTAGTTTCAATGTTCCATTCTGTAACAACTAAACTGTTTCTAGCGTGAATCTGTAGGAGTATTCGATTTGTTCTTAAAAAAGAAATCAAGGAACTTCTTAATTTCGTCAGGTCGGAGGGCGGCTGAGTTATCACTATTCTCACTTGTGTAGATGTGGTCATATAATTCTTTTATTCCACCTATGTATTTTGTACCGAAAAATATTTGAGGAACTGTTGTTGCGCCAGGCACAAGTCTTTGCAATTGATTGAGAGTGTAATCTCTTCCATAAATATAGAATCTGTAATTTGCTCTGGTTGCATGAAGTAGTAATTCGGCTTTTTCACACGCTATGCTATTTTTTGCGCCGTAGATAAAATACATTATTCTAGTCTTGTTGTCACTCGCAACCTCACATGTGTTCCTGGATGATAACCCATTGTGATTGTTTTTGTTTCTCCACGATCAACATAAGTTACATTGTATCCAATTGTCACAAGTCTTTCATAAGGCACACTTTTTGCTTGACAGTTTTGTTGTTGTCTGTATCCTACAAATTGTGTAGTGTATCCGTGCGTAACTGTTCTTGGTGCAGAATCAATTGCATGACCAATTGCGCCACCAACAATTGCACCGCCTATTTGTGCGGTACCTTTTGTAAGTGCAACGCCAGCGATTGTTCCAAGAATCAAACCTGCGTGACTGTTATTCTGAACTTGTGAAGTAACAGGAACATGTTGATATACGGGAACACTAATTGGAGAACAGACATATTCGGTCTGACTAAAAGATTCAGCATGTTGAATGGGATCAACTCGCACCACAGGTATCATACGAATACCATCTTGTGGTACAACTGGCGCAACTGTAACTGGTGCCGTGATTGGTGCATGAGGGATCGGATCAACTTGAACCTCTTGCGTATAACGAACTCCAGCCTGAGCGGCGCCAGTAATAAATGCCATGGCAACTGCTAATGCTTTGAGTTTCATTTGACTGCTCCTTTCATTTGTATATATCATATCTCAATTTTTGGTGCATGTCAAGTGTGATGTAAGTGAGTACTTACTTAGCCCTTGTAGTCTTTCTTGCGGCAGTCTTTGCTTTAACTGCGGCTTTCTTTACGGCAGTCTTTGCCTTTGTTGCCACAACTTTAGCATCGGCAGAATCAACTTTGCCATCTTTGTTTACATCGGCAGTTTGTTTTACGCCTTCAACGGCATTCTTTACTGCCGCTTTTGCATCTTCAGCATTGACTTCACCATCAGAATTGATATCAAGGCTCTTTGATGAACGATTAAAATAAATGAGTGCGGCAACAACTACAACGATTGCAATAATAAGTAATGTTTCCATGAAAATCTCCTAGTTTAAAGGGTTAGTAAGAGTATTTATAATTAGTCCCAGAGGTTGCGAAAATATTTGCCGAACAAGCGGAGACCGTTATTGACACGATCCCACTCTTTTTGTAGACCATCGTAGTCACACTTGTATGTGTGATTCGGTCCTTCTTTCATTGTGTACAATGTAGGTTTGCCATTCTCATCCCACTCACATGGTTCAGAGTAATGATCCATTTCACCGCTACGATATTTGTCTTCCCATGCATCGTCAACCAAGTGTTCGAATGCAAAGATCATTTCATCAAGTACCCAAGTCCAACGGTCATGAATGTCATAACCTTTTTTATTCCAACCATGAAGATCGCTCTCATGGTAGAAGTCAAAACATTTTTGATCATCCCAATCTTCGGTTTCGGTTGTTCGCATTTCTTCTGGCACATCTTCTAAATCAACCATAGCCGAGCCGTGCTTTGTTGCTTTCAATTGTTTCAGCATTGGCAGAATGATAGGTGCCAATGTGCTATCCATTGACCAAGTGTCATAGCGATCAATCTTGATATACTGTCTACGCACTTTAAACTTATCTACCCAAAGCAGAAACTTGTAGAGTAATGTCTTATGCTCTTCTTTGCGATTGAATGGATCGGTTTTTTCTCCATCCCAAGAACCATTTGCAAGCCAATGCCCAAAGTTATGAACCCACTCTGGTTCACGCTCAAATCCAAATTCGTCTTTTTCTTTTTTCGCCCAAAAGCAAAGCAACTCGGCTAACTGATATGGACCGAACCAGTTTTTATATGGACCAATGTAGACTTTCATTTTGTTTCAACTTTCATTTGACCAAGTAACTCTCTCGCTCTATCACGAACTTCTGCCGTGACTGCGTACCCATACATCTCAGGATTCAATAAGTCTTTAAGAAAGCGATATATCGCTTCGTTATCAAGCAACACTTGGTGGTGGGTCGAATTCATCATCATTTTCCTTCTGATCTACAAGTCTTAGATTTAAGAATGAATTTGTTTTTGAAAATTCATTCGGCAATGCTTGTGCTATCATCTCAAAATGATAGTTGCCCGGATAGTGTCTGAGAATACTTCTCGCTCTATCACGAACTGCCTTAGGCACCTTTGGTGTTGCTTGAGGGTTGCACAATTCCATGAGAAATTGATAACCACATCTCATGGCACGATATCTTTCATCAGGTAGCGTCATTTTCTATTCTCCATTGACCATAAAATATCTTTGTACATCTCATATGTTCCTTCAAAGATTCTGCTAAGGATACAATAAGGAACAATCCACAACGGGAATGTAATTGCGAGAAAAAAGGCTACAATCTTCCTAACGATTGTCATCTTCTTTCCATTCCGTAACAAATACTTCCATTTTCTTTTCATCAGTCCAACCTTTGCAATAGTCATTGTCTTCATCGCAAAGTTTAAGAACTTCATCATAAGTAAGCACACGATGGCTTGTAATTGTTTCGCCAAGATGCTTTTGCGAAAACTCGCTTGCTTCTTCCATTGTGACTGTATCTAATGCCCACAATGCTTTATCATTGCCATAGTCATCAATGCCTGTAGGCACTTCAACAACATATCGCTCACGAAACATGCTAACAGTTTCAACAAGTACAAACTGAGTATCAACTTTCTTCATTTCAAAACTCCCATCACCACGATCAATCCATCGAATACGATCATCCTCTTTCCATCCCGTTTCTTCAATAAGATCAGGAGGAAATTCAATCATTGCATCGCCATTCTCATCTTTTTGCACATCAATTGTCCATCGTTTCATAATATCATCCTTATCAAGCCTACACTATCAATAGTAACAAGTAGTAAATAGTTAGCGAGCATACCGAAACTC